AGTATTTCTCTCTTCTTAAGTTAGGACCAGTGCCTTTATAACCTGATGACACAGGGTATAATGTTGCGGTACCAGCTCCTGCTGAACTTAAGTGATAATAGACTGTCAAATTATTTTCATCAATAGTTGCAATCACCGTGTTGGTAGATCTAACTGATGGTAATTTACAAGTAAGAGTTGAACTTGTACCGTTATAACCACTTTCTAAATGAACTGCCGATGCTGTATGTAAAGCTGTGCTACCGTTTCTATCATAAAGGATACCAACGATTTCTGCATTACCACCGTGTGGGTTATTCGTACCTTGATTACCAAATCGTCTTACAACAATATCATCATTCTGTCCAGATATTGAATAGTTAAGGTTATAAAAATTTGCTGGAGCGCCGGGTGAAATAGCGTAACCACTTAACGGACCGGCGGGTGCGGGAGGTGGTGTTATATTAGTAGAGGTTGTACCCTCACCAGCAGAATAACAACTATGCGAAAAAGCAATTATTTCATTAGTATCGAAAGCCATGTAATTATTTATTCATTTAAGTTAATTTTTTCGTAAACATAAAAAAAGCCCTCCGAAGAGGGCTTTGCAAATGTAGTTGTACTTCGATTAGAAGTAAACAGCCTGTGAACCTGGTGTGAACGCATCGCCCAAGTTCTTCAAGATCACAACGTGGTAATACAAGTTAGCACCGAAGATGTTGTCAACAACACCATAACGGGTTAACAAGCCAACACGTGGCGAGAAGTCGTTAGGACCAATTGTTCTCTGAACCATAACAGGAATGTACGGACAGTAGATAATACCTGTGTCGTAAAACTCAGGACCTTTATATCCAAGCAACGTATACTCAACACGTGTTGTACGTGCTGCAGTTGGGATATATGTACCTTGATCTGGTTGCGTAATGTAACCAGCGTTCTGCTCGAACTGAGCTTCCGTTCTGGTATCACGGTAAACGTTGAATCGACCACCGAGGTTACCAACTTTAGCAACACCGACTGGCTGTGTATTAACGTTACCCTGTACCGGTACCCATTGAAACTCAGGTAACATCTCGAGAATAGCAGCTGCACGAGGTGTTGCAACAACAAAGTTAGCTGCACCACGGCGGTTTCTAATCGCGATTCTGTTCGCCTGAATAATGAGTCTCTGGTAGAAGTCTCTGTTACGCTCAACTAACCAGCGACCATCGGCTGATTGAGGAGCCCATACAGAATAACCATTACCTGAACCGTTGTCAAGAGCGACCTGGATCATTCTCATTAACATTTCACGGTCGATTTCAGCCTGTAACTCATAACTCATAGCGTTAGTGAGCTCAGTATCGATATCAATACCATTCATGTTCTTAAGATCCTGCTCCAACTCAACAGACCAACGAGCTGCTAATCTACGAGTACCAGCTTCAACAGCTGTTTTCTCGAAACTAACTAGCACCTGAGGAATCTTACCTGTTAACTCGAAGTTAGCAAGCAATCTTGCAACACCACCGTCTTGATCGACGAATGGGAAGTCTGTTCCAGCACCAAGACCGGACAATTGACCAGAAGATGTACCTGTGAAACGGGTATCTAACATCTGATAGCCAAGTTCTTTGCCATTAACACCACCAGCGACGTTACCCTTCTTAATACCAGAACCAATAGTTGCGTTCTCAGTAGTAGTAGATTGAGGTATGCCGTCAATACCGTTACCTAAGGCATCGGTATCATATTTGTAGCGCAAAGCAAATGCTAAGCCAACAGGTCCGCTCATAGGCTGAACACCAACGATTTCGTTAGTGATCAACTCTGGGAATGTACGTCGAATCATCGGGATAAGAATCTTAGGCAAGCGGTAGTCACCAGTTGCATAAGTATCACCCTGCGTATAAGAGTTAGGTATCTGATTACCGTACTGACCAATGTTGTTACCACCATTGGACAAAACAGAACCGGTACCACCTGATACGTTATTCGACTCATTCAAACACCATGCTTCCTGGTTTTCCAAGAGCATTGCCGTATTAAGACGAGTGTGATCGTCTTCGATGGCAGCTACGTTATCTGAAGAGTAATCCAATACAGGATTCCACTTCTCTAACAATGCCGCGGCTCTATCTTGATCGATATAAGCCTGTGTGGGTTTGATAGATTTCATAAGTTAATATGTGGGTTTGTATAGTACAATTTTGTACTAGAAATTCTTTTTGTTTCGAAAAAATCGATTATTAATATTTGCCTAGCTCGCCCATGTACGTTCCTAAAGGTGCATGATGTTCGAAATCATCACTAGGAGCTTGTCCGCTCTCTTCAATGATTGGTCGGTCAACATCTTTAGTTACCGTGTTCTGTGTTTTGGCTTGCTCATGCAAAACTTCAAGATGCTCTTCGTGATTTTTATCAAACATCTTCAACGTATAATCGAAGTTCTCATTGATAAATCTATAAGATTTACCATGTAATACCTTCTTACAAAATGCTGCTTTATCTTCCGGTAAGTCACTTACCTTCTCTTCAAGAGTTAATCTACTCTTTAATGCTGCATTTTCTCTTTGTAAACGTTCTACAATTGCTGTAGACTCGTCTAATTTCTCAACAGATTCATCTATTCTTGTCTTACCATCTAAGATTGCGTCCTTAATGCTATTCTTCTGTAAAGCTGCATCAACCGCTAAAACTCTTCTCATCTCACGTAAAACTTTATTAGATCTTCTGTTTTTAACCGCCTCGTTAATATTTTGCTGCGGTACTAACTTCTCAAGATACAGATCAAGGTATTTGCTAACGCGTCCTACCAAGTCGCTCTTAAAAGTATGTGCTTCCTCATTAATGGCTCTGCTATACTTCTCAACCACGGAAATTAACTTCTCACCGTGATTCTTATCAATGGCACCTACAACTTTATCCAACTTACTTGTGTGGTCGACATCAATAGCCTCGAGCAAATGCTCTAATTTGGCACTATATTCGTCATCCTGTTTTACTAGTGCTGATTCAACGTGAAGGGAAACCTTTTTATTGAAAGCATTTTCAATTTGCTTTAATGTACTCTCTGTAAGAATACCATTTGCTTTTTCTTGGAGGATATCTGTTATTTTGTTGTCCATTTTAAAAAATTCTTTGTTTAGCAGCTCTTTTTATTTTCTGCTTAAGTTTGTCTTCAACTACTGTCTGTAAATTTAAGTGTGCGTTTTTATATTCTCCTATTGAGATATTTTTTAAAAACTTTCCTATTTCTTTACGCTGTGACATATATCTATTATTTATGCTTTAGAGCCAATTTTATCTAAAAAGTCAAGTACTTGATCTCTTAAATACGAATCCAACTCTTTTGTAGGTAGGGTTTCTAACTTTTCTTCAAAAGTATTATAAGCTTCTTCAAACTTTCCATCTTTATTCATAATGAATTGTTTGCTTTCTAATATACCATTTACAAAGGCTTTTGGGCACGATGGATCAGAAACGCAATCTACTGCTACAAGCTTCATATCGGTAACTTTACTAACACCGGCTTTTTCTTCTACAGGTGTAAGTTGGCCTAAAGCTCTTGAACTCATTCCTACCTTTACACCGTCGTTAATCAAACTTTTTACAATCTGTCCGCATGGTGTAGATAAGACTTTTGACTTACCATAAAACATGTTACCTTCCTGCCATATATCAGTAACCATATGACAAGCTCTCTCTAAATCTACTTCAGCCGTGGTAGGGTGGTTTAACTCACCCATACTTCGATTTTCACCGATCATGTCTTTCTTATAACGCTGTATTTCGCGTTTAAGTTCATCGGTAGGATAAAAGCGTTTGTTACGGTTTACTTCTTCGGCCATCATATAAGGGCCTTTGATGTACATATTTTTCTTACCATCTTTACCGCTTTCTTCGAGTACGTATTCGAAGTCTTCCTTTGAAGCAGGTGTTTCAACTAATAGTTTATAAGACATGTCTGATATTATTTATACTTTTTAAGATTTTTTAACGTAAAATGCATCGCCCCAAGACATTCCATCCCAAGATGTTTCTTTTCTTTCAAACCCGTAAAGACCAAGATATGCATCTAATTCTTCTACCCTAGCGCAATTTTCATAAAGTTCGTCCCGGTTAACTTCTGCTATAATGTAGTCAATATTTTTTAAAGTCTTTTTAGCTCCTATAAAAACATTCAATTCAAACCCTTGAACGTCTATATTAATTAAATTAAATTTTTTATTTGGTTCATATCTATCTAAATGATCAA